CATCTCGTCAATAACTGGGATCATGCGCTGCTTATCTTCCTCCGGGATGTTTGGCAGTCCACCGTGTGCCCCGGACAGAAGCGCAGCTGCGGAATACACCGCGTGGTAGATCAGATAAGGCTCATTGTTGATGATGTCAGCTAACGGCAGCCGGAAAGAATCCTGGTTCAGGTTGTCGTTCACTTCACTGCCATTGCGCCACAGGAACACAGAGGCGTACCGGTCTAGACTCGGTTCCCGGCTTCCAATACCAGCCCAGTAAGCAATGCGCTTGACGGCATCATCAGCATCAAACTTGTAGTCCCGGGGAGCTAGCGGCCAGGACTTCCAAGAATCGATGTTCACGTCGAACAGACCCCAGTCACTGGTGTCCACGCCAATGGAGGCCAGTAGCGCCTTTTCTTCAGGAGTACTCACACTCATATGCACCTGATGGAAGGCTGGCATTGGGACCAGGGTCACGCCAATGACGTTGTACTCGTTGAACAGGCCGGCTTTCTTATCCGGGCGAGTGGGGTGCTTGACTGCCTCAACTGTGAAGTCGCGGTCCAGGTCGACACTTGGGCCCATGACCTTGTTCTGGAGCATGTAGATGGCCTTAGGGACCTCAGGAACCATCTCCGGGTCTAGGAACTCACCATCAGCCCAATATCCACCAGGACCCTGGAATATGTTATTTACCTTGCCGATAACTGTTGCGCCCTCATGACCACCAGACCCAAAGCGCACCAGCAGAGGGATGGGTAAGGGGCGACTGGTTAACTTCCCAGCCGCGAACATCCGACCGTCCCCCGTGGGGACCTCAGTCGGAGCAATCATCCCGCGCCATTTAATGGTCATGATCCGGTCCTTATGATCAAATCGCATCGACAGCCACAAACCAGATCTGGTGGAGCTGTAGGATCACCAGGGAAGAGCATTGGGACTCCATCCACAATAAATGGCTGGCCCAGAGGCTGGACCTGGGAGTTGGCAAACCGATGCGCCTGCCTTTCCCTGCCATCCATCGTGGTATCCCATTCCTTTGTCAGTCCCTGTTGTCCCTGTTGTTCACGGATAAGTCCATGGGCCAAAGTAGAACTGTTATAATGACGTGTCAGTTCTGTTTGAGCAATCAAGCGGGCTCTACCGTCCCAATTTTCTGATCCGGTATACGTGAGCACATTGTCCACTCGATTGGCTATTTGTTCCAGACTTTCGCTCGCATTGGTTCCTTCTAGAATCTCTTTGACAACCATGGCGTGAACTTCGTCTGGTATCCGGACCAGCAAGTTGTAGGTGAGCGCCAAATTTGCTCGGATGTAAGGATTCTGGGGGTCGTAATCTCCGGGCAGATTGGCAGCTGCCCAGCCCTCTCGTAAGGCTGGGGTCAAAGCCTCCAGGATCCGGTCAACCTGGTCCTGCCACAGAGGCACCGTTGCTCTGAGCGCATCTGGGTTAGGTTGCGCCTGAAACTTGCGCCAAGGTGCCATGACTACTTCCCGGGCGCGTCCCAACCACCGCTGCAGACCACTCTTTGCAGCGTCATAGATGGAGCGCTCGGAATCCTTACTTGGGGGCATGTACAACCCCATCGGACTGGAGCATGGACAGTAGGTTTGATGGCTCATGGGCCAGGCCACGGACCAACAAAATCGAGCAGTACTTGGATAGGGAGCTTCGCAGACCTTCGGTATCAAAGTCATCTGCAAAGAACTGGGTCATAGCCGCTAACTGATCCCAGGCGCCGGTAAGCAGTCGGTTGGCATGGGCCTGGTCCTGGACCTTGATCCTGGTGTGCAGTTCGAAGTGAGGTACGTCCGGCCAGCGGTTGCGATTGTGGTTGTCCAACAGTCGTTTGCCGGCTAATTCCAGGCCCCGACGAACTGTTGCCTCAGCAAGGACTACGACGCCCATCTCCTGTGTCGTGAAAGCAGAAGCCTGGATTCCGGTTGGTGGGCCTGTTCCATTACCACCTGGAGGTGGAGGTGGGGTAGCTGCATTGCCGATGGTGTTAGGCATCGGTGGCGGCAACTCAGACTGGATTCCGGTAGGTGGGGGCGGTGGAGGAGGCGGTCCACTGCCCCCACCACCACCGGGAGCAAGGCTCTGTGGGGTTGGGGCGATCATTGCTGACTGCGGGATCTGATCCTCGGTAATGCCGGCAGCTTCACGTACGGCCTGGTTCTGCAGCAGCTGTGGGTCGCGGAGCAGGATTTCTTGGATGAATCGCTTAGTACTCTCATCTGGGCTAGGCGCTTGAGACTCTTTGAAGTAGGCAGTATCACGAACAGCTTCACCACTGAGCAGATTCTTCTCATACATGTTCAAGGCATCTTGAACCCGCTGTGGTCGAATGATCAGAGGGCTGGTGTCGAAGTCATAGGTGAAGCGGCTGGGATCTTCGCCCATCAACTTCAGTGCCGGTATCAGATACGCCTTAGTAAGCGCATCACAGATCCGGTTCATCAAAGGTTCAATGTGGACCTTGATGCCTTGACCTTCGATCAAGTAGCCATTCCAATGATTCTCGGCCCCGGATCCACTCAGGACCTCGGGCGGCATGTCCATACCAACGCCAAGCCGTTCCACGGCCTCTTTACGCAGATCCATGGCCTGTTTGCTGAGTTCGGATTCGAAGCTCAGAAGCTTCCACCCATCTGCGTTGTCTGACTCCACAATGTGTGGCAGGACGCCGAGCGCGGAGCCCTCACCCCGGAGACTGGCAGCACCAGCTGTAGCCAGCCGTACCATCAGGGACTCGGCGTTGTTGGTGGTGTTCTCCTCCTGCGGCAGGTCCAGGTTGTTGGGGATGATCAGGATACCGGCGCCAATGAGGCGGGAGTCGATCTGGGAGAAGATGTACTTAGTGAGCTGCTCCAGCTCCCGGAGAACCGATTGACAGGATCTGGATGGGGAATCTGCGGACCAGACACGGTTGGGGTGTGGCGTCCACACACGGGTGATGACGTTACGTTCCAGGTCTAATCGGAACCGTTCCCCGTTGGGCAATCCCCATGCCCATTGCCACTCGCCGTTGGCGCCCTGCACCCGACGCATCTCATTGCTGGAGAGGATGAACCACTCGTCTCGGCCAATCTCCTCGTCAGGACGGCCAACCACGTAGCATTCACCAGCGACTGTCAGGTTGATGCCCATGGAGCGCAGAGCTTCAGATTTGGCAGCTGGGCCACCAAGCAAGGTATCAGCCAGAGCATTGATCTTACGATTCTTGGTTTCGCCTTGGACCCGGCCGAGTTCATCGACCTTTGCTACATAAATTCGCACTCGCGAACAGCACTGTCCAACCCACCGGGCAGCGAACCCGAACTCCGGCACAATGTCATACAGCCGCCACAGTTCCCGTTGCCATGTCTCATCGCGCCATCTCCAGGCACTGTAGGACAGGTCATTGAATGTGGTCCTGATAGCTGAAGCAACCAGTGATCTGCGCGGAGGCTCGGGGGAACTTACGGCAACCGCCCTGCCTCTACCAAAGGCCATTGACTACCGCTCCTCCAGTTGGGAAAGCAACCCGGTTATATACGCCATTGTCAGCCACGCTGGAATAGCTAGCCACCACTGATGTAGGGGCAGCATAACAACGGCCCATAAAAGGGCCGCTGGGAAAGCGACCCATATAGACGCACACCACTGACAGTGTGCCAGATAAGTGATCTGAGAATCTTCGCCGAACTTATTGACGACCCAACGCCGTAAAGGAAGTAGGATCTGGTCAGCAGTGATTAGCCTGGTAACTCTGGCCACCGCCAGCGTAAGAAGTGCCAGTGCGCCCCATAGCATGGCTTTATACTAATATCAAGATTGGGAATAAAGCACGTGCGGCGTTGCGGCAATAACCGTGGGGTATGTGCGGGTGTATGCTCCCGCCCATGACCTATGACTCACGCCCAGAAACCTTGGCTCACAGCCAGCGTGTTGGCGAACTGATGATTCAGCTCATCAAGGAGGCCCTGGAACGGTCTACTTGCCATGACCGGAGCAAGACTGAGCCACCAGAAGTAGAAGTCTTTGACGAGTTCACACCAAAGCTCAAAGGCCT